TGACGGCATCAGCCTTAGCGGTCTTAACGACTTCAAGAGCGTCAAGGTAGGCAGCCTTGAGGTTGTGCCGGACAAGGCAGGCGCAGTTGGCGCAGACCATGTTCCGCCGATGTTTGAAAGGTACTTGACGGGCCTTAGAATTAGCGGACCAGGCAACATTGCAATTAAACGGAGCTGACCATGGATTACGACTTTGGCCTCGGCTTCGAGTTCATTAGTGATAACGCAGAACACACTGGCCGGTTCAAGAAGATCTACTTCAAAGAGGACTCTGTCATTAGTGCAATCACGGTTGAGAACGCGACTGGTAACAGCTTGGCAGGTGAGGCCTTTGTCGCTGATACTTACATCGCGGGCGTAATTACGAGCATCACTTTGACTAGCGGAGCCTGTCTGGCTTACAAGATCTGATGGCTCTCGTCGATACGCTACGCAAAACGGCTTCGAATCTCATCGGGAAGTTTGGTGGTGAAGTAACCGTTAGGTATGTCACTGCCGGAACTTACAACACGACGACAGGAGCAAGCAGCGAGACGACGAGCGATACCGCGACATTCGGAATCGTTGAGGGTGTTTCCCTCTCAGAGGTAAATGACCTTGTTCAAGCGGAGGACAAACGCTTAAGCGTTGCCGCTGATGACCTTGCTACGGTTCCGACGACGAAGGACCGCGTTGTTATCGGGTCTACGGTGTATCAAATTATTACAATTAATTCGGTTGAGCTCGAGAATCAGGCGATCACTTACGAGTTCATTTTGAGGTCTTGATGTGGCGCATACAAAAATAAAAATCGAAGCGATCGGGTCATATACCAGACAGCAAGTGCAAAAGGTCGTTAGGGAATCTGGTGTTTACCTCAGGAACCGTTTGATTGAATTAAGCCCTGTCGGCGAAGTAAGCGGAGGCACTTTCAAGTCGAATTGGCAATTTAAGCAACAGGGGCTTACATATGTTGCGATTAACGCAACTCAGGGATATGCAGAGGCAATTACCTTCGGCGGCTCCGCAATCCCGCCCTCTTGGCGCGGCAAATTTAGATCACGCTTTGGCCTGCCGGAGAGATGGCCTGAGGTCTTAGCGGCAAAGGAGACAAGCCAGGAAATACCTAGATTCTGGGCAAACATCGTAAGAAGAGGATGACTAGCTCTTACAACGACATCCGTGCTGCGATTGAGGCGAGAGTCGCTACTGAGATGGCGGAATCTCCGTCATATCAAGTGAGCTTTGAGAATGTTCCATTTACTCCGCCTAACAACAGCTCCTGGGTCAAGGTTCAAGTTCGCTTTGGGGCAAACAACTATGCAACGCTGATCGGCCCCTCGTCAGGGTCAAATCGTCAGACAGGCGTTGTTGTTATTAGCGTCTTCAGCCCTATTGGTGTTGGTACTGGCGCAAATTTCACTATCGCTGAACGTCTGAAGGATTTATTTGATCGAAAGACCGTCAGCCAGATCATTTTTGATGCTGCTGAGGGGCCAACATTTCCGGCTCAGGCATCGCCTGAAGCATTTTTTCAAACCGAGCTAGCCATAACATTCAATGCCTTTGTAAACTGAGCAAAGCCAACTACCGTTCACACGCTATGGCCACCACGTTGTCCGGTACGTCCGGCGCTCTTTACTACAAACCTGCAGGCACTGACAGCACGTTCACCTCGTCGAACGTGACTAACGCTGACAATGAAATCGTTGTCGGTGCTTATCGCAATTTCCAAGTCAACGACAAAGTTGTTTTCGGGACCGGCACTGGCGGGACGCTGCCTGCTGGCATCACCGCAGGCACTGATTACTACGTTCTCACTTACACCGCATCAACCGGGGTCGCCACTTTCTCTGCTACTGCTGGCGGTTCCGAGCTTGCTCTGACTGATGACGGGACTGATGGCACTACGCCATTCACCATCCAGTACAGCGAGTTCCAAGCGGTTGGAGATGTTCGCGAGTGGTCGTTTGAGATCACCCGCGATGAAATCGATGTGACCACTATTGGCCAAACCCTTGGTCAATATGCACCGTTCAAGACCTACATCACCGGCTTTGCCGACGGTGAAGGCTCTGCCACGATTTACACCACCGACGATGACACCACCATTGCATCTCGCTTGGTGGAGGACGTGATTCAGCGGATTCAAACCGGCGTACAGTTCAAGCTGTATATCGACCGGGTTGTCTCTTCTGGTTCTGTCGATGACACTGCTAGCCGCTCCATCACGATGGAAGCTGTGCTGACCTCTGCTAGCTATTCCGTTAACCCGGATGACGCTCAGTCTATTGAGGTTTCATTCCGTCCGTCGGCTGTTCCTACTTTCGACTTCAGCAAGACCTGATTTTTCGATTGTTGATTGCAAACCCCCGACTTGCGTTGGGGGTTTTTTTATGCCTAAAGTGTTTTCGAGTTACACGTTTTTATGTCTGCTGCTTCGCTTCGCGCTCTTGACCGTCTGAAAAAAGCTGCGAATCTTTCGCCAGTAAAGCGAGTTGTAGAGCTAAGCAACGGTGATTTTTTTGAATTTTGGTCAACTCCGCTAACGATGGCTGAGCGTGAAAAGGCGCAAAAGCAGGCAGGCAGTGAAGAAGCGACTCAGTATGCCTTGCAGCTTTTGATTAATAAAGCTCAAGACGAAACAGGTCAGCGTATGTTCCGCGCAGGTGATGCTGCTGAGCTTAAAAACGAAGTGCGTGACGAGGATCTTCAGTCTCTGATGCTGGCGCTTATCACAGGCGAAGGCAACGTGACGGAGGACGAAGCAAAAAACTAGCCAAGTGCTTCAAGAATGATTACCCACTAAGGATCCTTATGCGTGTAGCTAAAGATTTGGGCTATACGCTTGCGGATCTTTCAAACTCGTTGACTCGCGAAGAGTTGCAATTATGGGTTCTTCATTATGAGCTTGAAGCGCAAGAGGCTAAAGAGATGCGACAGAAGGCACGACGACGGTAAACTGAGATCAGATTTCTTGTGAAGCGTGGCAGGAGAAGCCGTTGTCGTCATTCGTCTTGAGGACAAGGCTTCTGGCGCTCTTGACAAAATTGACGGTAGTGCAAAAACCTTAAGCGGTCGATTCAAGAACCTTGCGAAGGGTGCCCTTGCTCGACTTGGGGCCTTAACGGCAGGGGCTTTCGCTGCTTCTAAAGCTTTTAATGAACTGAAAAATCTTAGTGAGGCAGAGGGGGCTCTAAGGAGCTTGGGCGTCAATGCAGATAATGCAACGGCGACATTTGCAAAGCTATCTAGTGAATTGAAGGGGCAAGCATCAACCGTCGAGTTGACTGCTGCTGCTTATGACGTAGCTTCTGCTGGCTTTGGGACTATCGCTGAGCAAACTGAGATTTTAAGGGCTGCCACAAAGGGAGCCGTCGGCGGCATGTCTGACTTGAACACTGTCGGAAACGCTGTGACGAGTGTTCTTAACTCCTACGGGATGGAGGCTTCAGAGGCTAGCAAGCTTGTCGATCAGTTTATCCAAACTCAAAATGACGGCAAAATCATCATCGAACAGTATGCAAATCAAATAGGCAGGCTTGCTCCTACTGCTGCTGCTGCTGGGGTTGGAATTGATGAAGTAAATGCTGCGATTTCAGCGATTACAGCGAAAGGTGTCGCCCCTGAACAGACAATCACCGGCCTTAACATGGCCCTGGTCGCCTTGCTTAAGCCGTCCGGCGAAGCCTCAAAACTAGCTAAATCTTTAGGGATCGAATTCAATGAAACCGCCCTAAAGAGCAAAGGCTTTGGCGGCGTTTTGAAAGATGTCGTCAAGCGTACCAAGGGTAATACAACGCAGATGACAAAGTTATTCGGCAGCGTTGATGCCTTAAAAGCTGTTCTTGCTTTGACATCAGATGATCTCGAGACCTTCGAAGCAAATCTGAAAAAACAACGAGATGCTGCTGGTGTTGCTGATAAAGCCTTTGAAGATATGTCCAGCACTCTTTCAGGTGCGCTGAAGGGATTAGACAGCGCCTTCAAGAATTTAATCGTGGCATTCAAGCCGGTTATGCCTGCAATTGTTAAACCGATTGAGCTACTAGCGGCAGGGATACAGCTTGCTGCAGATAACTTCAAGAAACTCGCTGTTGCCGCCGCATTCTTCGGTACTCTTGCTGCTTTCGCGAAAGCCTCAGCGATTGCTCAAGGTCTACTTGCAGCAAAAACTGCTTTGCTTGCCGTTAAGACAAAGGTTGCGGCAGTTGCAGCGGCTGCTCTTCAGTTGATTATGAACCCCGCAAACATCGGCAAGATTGCGGTTGCTTTAACGGTTGCGGCTGGCACTGCTGTGGCGCTAGGTGTAGCCATGGATTCTGCAGCGGGAAAAGCCGAGGAGGGACAAAAGAAAGTGAAGGAAGCGGCTACTGGAACAACGGAAGAATTGAAAAAACAAGAGGAAGCAACAAAAAATGCGGCTGAAGCGAAAGAACGATCCTTGGCTGCGGCTAAGTCAAGCCTTGAGTTTGCTACAAAGGAGAAAGAGCAAATTAAGGCGCAACAAGCTGCATACGAAAACACAATCAATGTCACCTCTGCACGGCTAAACGCAGAAAAAGAAATCAACAAGTTGCAAGGCGCTCAGCTTCAAGCTGCCTACGAAATGGCGGGATCCGCAGCAAGGCGTCTACAAATCGCAAAAGATATTTTCCAAAATGATGTTGAAGCTGCAAGGATTAAACATCAACAGGCGATCAATGAAATCGAGGCAGCACGGCAAAGCCTTGAGTTTAAGAGGCAAGGCGCAATCATTGATGGCAAGATCCTAAAAGCACGCGGCGAGATGGCAATTGCGGAAGCCGACGGCCTTGAGGCGAAAAAAGCTGCGCAGACGCAGGCGCAAAAAGCCCTCGATTCTCAAATGCAGGCGATCAGGTTGATTGATAATCAAATCAAGGCTCAGGGTGAGGTTGCTGAATATCAAAAGCAAGCTGCAGAGGCGCAATTCAAGGCGAATATTTTGGCTGCAGAGCAAAGCCTGAAGCAAAAACTCGTTAGCGATGAAATCGGTTTAAGTCAAACGCAAGCTAATAACCTCGCAAGGGAGCTTGGTCAAGGCGCTATCAAATCGACTGATTTGAACACAGGGATGTCGCAGGTCAAAACTAGCACTGAGCAGACATCAATCATGATGATCCGCGTTGCGACCAACGCAGAGCGTGCAGCAACTGCCATCAATAACGCAGCAGCCGCTCAACGCAACTTAAACGCTGCCCGTGCACAAGGTGGCGGCGGTAGCGCACAAGGCGCTGCGCAGGGCGCTTATTGGCCAGGCGGCTTCCAAGCCTTCGCCAAGGGTGGCATGGTGACAGGTCCAACGCTCGGCTTGATCGGCGAGGGGGGTGAGCCTGAGTACATCATTCCGCAGAGCAAGGCGGCAGGATTCGCCGCGAACTATCTCAGCGGACAACGTGGAGCGGGTGCGATTCCTGCGTTTGCTGATGGTGGATACGTTGGACCATCAAGCGCCAGCGTTAGCATCCAAACGGGTCCGGTGACTCAAATGGACGGGACAAACTATGTAACCACCAAGGATCTTGGCCGCGCTGTTCAGGCTGGTGTGAATCAAACTCTGGATCTGATCCGCCGTGACGGTAATACTCGCGCAGCATTGGGGCTTAGCTGATGGCTAATTACGACATCCTTTGTTTCCTGGAGTATTACGCCGACCGCACCAGTGTGGTGGATGGATC